CCTTTACCTTTCCGTCTACAGCTTTAAATGGTTTAGCAATTTTAGTACCTATATTTTTAAAGAATGTGCTTATACGAGTAAAGAATTTAGTAATCCTTGCTGTAGTCTTCGGGAATAATTTTTTAAGTTGACCACCTAAACCTTTATCACCAAAGAATCCCATAAAGAGGCCAGGAATAAAAGCTAATGAAGCAACTGCAGCACCTAAAATAGTTGAGAGAGGTATCTTCATTTTCTTACCTTCAGCCTCTACTACTTTTTCAGCACCACCGCCTCCGCCACCAGCACCAGATAAAATGCCATCGCGAATATCAGATAATAGAGAAACCATCTCGCGACGATTCTCTTCATTCTTCATCTCATTATTCTTAGCTTCAGCATTTGATGCTTTTACTTCAGCAGCTAGTTCAATGATTGCTTTAGTTGTTTTTGTTGCAGCCATTACTGGTTATTTAACCTTTCCTCTTCCTCTTTCAGATACTCAATTAATAAAGAAACATATATTTCTTTTTCCCACGGTAACATATTTTCTATCTCTGTCAAGCTCCAATTATGGTGTTGTACCATTGAAAACATTGTCTGGTAATAATTAGCCAGAGTCTCATGACAGAGACTTAGATAAAAAAATTGTTCAAACCCTCCAATACATATTTATTCTGATGGCCGCATTTTGGACACGTCCATTCTATAGTATGTGATAATTTAGGTTGGTTTAATACAAATTCTTCTACCTTATTCATTGTTTTTCTATCTAATGAATCGATAAAATTATTTACTTCTTCAATATCAGCTTCTGCAACAGGATAAACATTTTCTGAATCATATATACTCTCAATTACTGATGTCATAACTGAGTTCATATCATTAACATCTAAGTTAGTAATATCAGCTAAATTCATTTGTTTTAACTGTATACCAACATTATCAGTCACCTGAATTTTAGATTCAGGTTCTACTTCAGGATATGTAACTTTAATATCATCTACCATTACATCTACAGGTGTTGTGTGACTACATTCCTCACATTTCATCTCTAATGATATTTTTTCTCCTATACTTTTTCCACGAATCTGTAGAAAAAGATATTCAACATCATAGGGTGTTAATGTATCTGCATCTATTTTATCAAAGGTACATGATTTAATTACATCTTTTAATGCATTTGCTAACATTTTTTCATCGTTTGTTTCTTGAGTCAATAGAAGCATTTTCTCTTCTTTGACTAAGAACGGCCGAAACTCTACAGGCTTCTTCGTTGATGGTAAAGTCACTGTATATTTCGGTATATCAATTATTGGTAATGCCATAATTTACTCCATTTTATTTTACATTCATCTTATAAGTCACATAAACTGATGTGCCTAATAATATAGTTAATCCTATAATTGCAATCCACTCGTACATAATTATTCCTTATTTTATTTATTATTTAATTCAAATCTTTCAGAAAAGATAACAGCACTAATACAAAACATTAGGAGAATGAATAATGCACTTCCAACTAACCAATAAATTTCAGTCATTATTTTATCTCCTCTGGTGCATCTTCTGGATATGTCCAAGAACCATCTAGCATTCTTTTCTCTCTTAGTTCAGCATAACTTTTTTCTTTAGTTCCACCGTCATAAGCCCAGCCATATCCTTTATTAATCATTCGTTCTTGAATAGATATATCGTCACCTTCTCTGTACAACCAACCCAACATTCTACCATACTTACCATCTTTTTCTGTTTTGATAGTGATTGGTACATCGTCAAGTTGATCTGTTAAATAGTCTTTAGCTTCTAGACCTAGATACTTTTCATACAAGTCTCTTGTTCTAGACTCTGGTGTATCGATACCGGCAACTCGAACTCTTTCTTTTTTTGTGAGTCCAAATCCTAAATCAATTAATACGTCAATGGTATCACCATCAACTACTTTTAAAACTTCTTTTACTTTATATTCGTACGCCATTTATAGCTCCTATTAAATTATTCTGTTTCCTAATATACCACCTATTGCACTTTTAATACCAGCTGCTGCTGAAGTAAGTGGTTTTTCAGGTATGTAATCTTCGTATGTCATTGTTACAGATAATCTACTTAAATCATCTGCAGTTTGGTTACTTAAATCGATTTGGTTTAGTGTAGTTGGGAATGCATTCAATAATCTAACACCATAGATAGGTGTGTTTTCTCTGTCTAGTTGTTGTATAACAACATCCGTTGTATATGTTTCACGATAAGCTACTCGATAAGAATTTCTTGGAATAATAGAATCAATCCATCTATCAAACATTTTTCGAACATAGTAATCATTTGTTAAGAGAAAAGTAAAATCAATATCAGTATTAAAATAACCATTTGGTAGTTTAATTGCTTGTCTAAAATCACTATACTCTACTGTATTTATCTGTCTGCCAGGTATGGAACAAGACTCACAAAGAAGTGCAATGTCTCGTGGATCATTTACAAAAGATGATGGTTCAAAAGAACCTGACAATAATCCTGCAGCTGCTCCTTGAACATCAATATCAAGAAGAGTTTGTGACGGTGGCACCATGAATACAGCAAATCTATTTGGATTAGCTGCACCACCTCTTTTAGAAAATACTGATTTTATATCCTCTATTGTTGTAGGATTGATAGCATTCTTTACGTTATTAATAAAACTCATATACTTTTCCTCGAATCAGCCCATACTTTATTAGCTGAAGCTTTCTTAAATTGATGACTTGGTAAAAATAATGTATAATCCCACTCCGATGCTGGTACTTGAACTAATCTAGAATCTATCTGTTTTGACAAATATCTTTTGTAACAAGGTTTAAAGAATCTCAACTTACTTGCACCTTTTAATACATTAAGTGTTATTCTTAATCTTTCTTGTGCACCGTCACCAACTTTATAGTCTAACATTGCATCAAATAATTTAGCTCTAAGTATTGGTGGAAGATAGTGTAGATTCAATCCATAGAATCCGCCTGGTGCTCTCTTAACCATAATAATCAATGGAAACCTATCGTAGTAAGGTAAAGTCTTTTTATGTTTTGGATCATAGAAATACATATACATTCTTCCAGGCATTGTTTTAGTTGACATTTTATAGTCTTCATCTTTTAATAAACGATTACGTTGAACGGTTCTCATTCCACGAAGTTGTTTACGAAACCATGCTAGACTTTGAGTAGTATTCTTTTGAACACCAGCCCTGAATGCATCTGCTTGAACTTTATCTTTAAAAGTAGCCATATAGCTATTTATAAGATTTTATCAGACTTCTTCGGCTGTCTTTGGTGGGAAGACTGCTGTAAATATACCTGTTCTTGAGCTTGGAATCTTCATTCCAAGTACAGTTTGTGTTGGTTTGTGATAACGTGTAACGTAAGTAGCTGCAAAGTCTCCAGTAGGTATTGCACCATTTATTCCTTTATGAACAGAATCTAAAGAGTATTTACCACGACTACCTTTAAATTTAACTTCTCCAAGATGAAACTCGTCAACATTATTAGGCCCGAAAGCCTTTCCATAATCCATACCATACACAGCTTTACGAATTACAACTGGGTCTTTTACAGGTCGATAGAACATATCACCTGATACTAAACCATCAAACTCTTCAATCTCACCATCAGTGGCTGCTATCATCATTGCAGTAATAAAATCTTTGAAGTCTTTGTTTGCTTTAAACTCACCGTTTGTACCTTTGTCTGTCATACCACCATATTGTTGGAAGTCCTTAGCACTCTTTCCGTCTTTATGTGATATCCATGCTACTTGGTTGTTTTGTGAATCTACAATAGAAAAGTCAGCTTTAGGTGCGTATCTTCCAACGTGTGGTGTCGAAATAATACCTGCACACTCAACTGTTCTTTTACCTATCTTTAAATCAATGGCTGCAAGTTTATCTCTTTTTAGAATAGCACTTAGTTTCTTTTGTATTCGAACTAACTCTTTATCTTCTGCTGCTGTAAACTTACCTTTTGGTTGACCACCAAAATCAGGACTCTTAAAAAAATCTTTAGGATATTGTAGAGAGATTCTTTTGCCATCAACTGTACCTTGAACAGCTGTATTGTATCCTCTTCTAAGATACTCTTTTGGTGTTATTCTCTCAACTTCTTTTTTATCAAATACAAACTCACCTTTCACGGAAAGAAAAGAACCACCATCTTTTAGTTTACTAAAAAATGTTTTTACGCGATCAGGATTCTTTGTGATGTCGGAGTGTTTCAAACGGTTATATATTTCCGGCATTTTTATCTTCTCCGTTATATAGTCTTCAAACGATTTCATATCTCTATTTATATTAGATACTATTTCTTCAAAGGTGTCAATAGTTTTATTCCTGCAGCTTTCAAAGTATCTTCAGTCCAAATCTGAAACTGCCAACCACGATTCTTACAGTATTCATCTGCTGCTTCCCACTTTGAAGTATTTTTGGCATAAGTTAATACTTCTTTTAGATATGCCTTTGTTTTTCTTTTTCTTTTGGGTTCTTTTGTTTGAGCTTTAGGTTTAATCTCAACTAGATATGTTTTACCGTCTTTCATCACGATTTTTACATCAATAAAGTATCGGTGTCTCTTACGATCAGTTGCACAAACATACGGTATTACAACTTCTTCACTTGACCACTTTACAATATTTGGATTATCATCAACCCATTTGAATACTTGTCTTTCCCATAAGCTTCGAAAAAAGACTTTCGAATGATCTCCTTCGTACTTACTTTTGTTTTTAACAGTATATCGACCACTATATGCCATAATAAATCCTTTGTTTTTCTTATAAATAGTATTATTATTTAGGAGTTTTTTATGCCATTCGGAAAAATAGGTAGCACACTTTCAGATACTTTTAGTGGAATTAAAAGTAATGTTTCTGAACAATTACAAGAAATTAGTTCGTCTTTTAAAAACATTGGTGTTGCAGGAGATAACGAAGGGCCAGACTATACAGGGCCTTTAGTATTTCCACATGCTTTAAGAAATCTTGATCGTCCTATTATATGTCTTACTGCTTTTAAAAAAGAAGGAGAAGGTGTACAACAAGAACATATATTCTTACCCATACCTAATGAATTAGCTTTTTCCGATTCTGCTGAATATAATGAAGTATCACTCGGTGCATTACTTGGTGCTGGAATGTCAGCAGCTCAACAAGGTGACGCAGGTGCTCTTCAAGCAACTAAAAAAGCTTTTGGTCAAGCAGCATCAACAACAGGGGCTGATGTATTAGAGATTATTGCAGGTAAAACAAAGTTTGCTGATCAGGCATCTCTTCTTACTCGAACAGTTTCTAATCCTAATACAAATATTGCTTTTAAGGGACATGGTATTAGATCGTTTACATTTAACTTTACAATGATGGCAAAATATGCTGAAGAAGCAGAAACAATTAGAAAAATTCATAATAGATTTAGACGATTAACTTATGCTAACTTAAAAGATGATGAGAACAATATTCTCTTATCATATCCACCTACATGGCAAGTAAGATTTATGGCACCACAATCATCAGATGATCCATCTAATCCTGCACTTACTGCAAATGGTACAACATTAACTGAAATGAAACATATTCCTCGTATCTTTTCTTGTTATTTAACTGGTGTAAGTACAACTATTAATGACCAAGGAAATATGTATCACCCCGACAATGCACCTTTGTCTGTTACAATATCAATAACATATCAAGAAACAAGAGCTCTCAATAGAAAAGACCTTATCGATATGGAGAATGATCAACTTCAAAATAGAGGTATAGATGAAAATGGTATACCAACTGTATCTACACCTGTTCCAATACCACCTGATAATAAAATTAGTGGTAGTCAAGCTGTACAAAACTTTGCTGCTGGATTCGATTCGATTTCTAGTAAAGTTAAAGATGCATTACAAGTAAGAGCAGACGAAGCTGCAGCTGCTGCAGAAGCTGCTCTAGAATCCAAGGTTGGGGGAGAAGAAACGGGAGAGGTAAGTTAATGGCATTTTTTAATCAATTTCCTAAAAGAACTTATGACTTACAACGAGACGGTAAAGAAATTGTAATTACTGATACGTTTCGTAATGTAGATGTAAATGAAAAACTTATTGATACAATATCTGCATATCAATTTTATACTATTAAAGATGGTGAAAGACCTGATCATGTATCAACTAAACTTTATAGAAATGCTGGATATTATTGGTCATTCTTTGTAGTCAACGATCATCTTAAAAAAGGTTATGGTTCATGGCCAATGAGTTATACACAGTTCGATGAATATATGAATGAAAACTATCGCTCATACTCTATTATGGAATTACAACAAGCAGATTTTAGTAATCTAATAGATGAATTAGATGATTGTTTCTTATCTATAACAGAACAGAAAAGATTACAATTACAATCTAAAATA